AAGAACATGCGTTCGGTTCGACGCGTCGAATTTTTTCGTCGGAGTCCCAACCCGTACATATATGAACGACAAAAAAGAGAGGTATTTCTACCTCTCAAGTGTCCGCTTCATCGTATATCATCTCGCGCCATTCGTCTGTAACACCAAACGTATAACCAACGTCAACGATGCCTATACTGGAACCCAGCGTAATCTCATGGCCATGTAGAATGATAGTCTTAGGTGAGCGCAAGTCAACGTATTTACTTGCAGTCCGCCCACTTTCGATTGGCGGTACGGTCGTTCCAGGAGAAAAAGCTCTAAAACCGCCATGCTCCATAAGCCAACTGATAGCACCTTTACGTAATCCACTAACAGTTGTGTGAACTTCTTCACTGCCACTTTCTTGATACATGTACTTCTTAGCACCCAAACTTTTGAATCGTTCGTATGTGACACCATGCCCATCATTCTCATGCTCCCAAATACCTAAATATACTTTATGTCCATCTTTGATAGCATACGGTTTAACATCAAAAGTTTCCGCTTCTGCTCTAATCCTATCGTTCAACGCGTCGAACTGTTTTTTATACTCGCCGATTGCTTTGACAGAATCAGTATCAACTTGAACAATATCATCACCAACAATTTTCATACCCTCATAAAGAGATGCTCTAGCGTGTGCCGTTACCCACACTCCATGCTGATAACTTAGAAAAGAATTTCGGCTGTTATAATATTTATTCAACCCTTTATTGACGTCTGTAATTTCATCCACTTTCCACGGTTCATCATCCCTAGGGTCATAAATTACTTCAGCATTTAAAATGTCGGTCAGCATCATGCCGAAAGAAGCATTGATTTTATTCTTGAATTTGGCATATAAATATTTATCTCCATCCTCAAGATTAGTCTTCATTTGGAACATGCTCATTAGTTTAGTCCTAAATGCTTTTGACAACATACCACGTTCAGCAATCCAAAGTTCATGAATTTTCAAATTATCGAAATCGTAAGATTCTCTGATAATTTTAAAATCAATCTCAGTGCAACACATACCAACTCTTGCGGCACTGTAAACTTTTCCATTACCATAACGTCCATGTTCTCCACGTTCAATGGCACGGCATTTTGCTTTGCTAATGTACGGTATACTTTCCCACTTCTTGAGTTTTAAATGTTCACATTCCCATACTATCAGACAACATTTGCTATCTAAAAAATAATTTAACCACTCTTCGTCGAAATTATCCGGTACGTTAATCGGTAGAAATCGGCTTTGTGGAAAATATTTGGTTGCCATTTGATATGGATAGCTAGATTTAATATCGAAACTATCAACAAGGTCAATAGTCCATCCAGTGTTGATGTTATTAGACCCACTAATGCCACCTCTACATGCTTCTACGCATAAAGCATAGGTGTGAGCGTCAAGACGCATAGCTTTCATGTGACGTTTATAACCATCTTCTGCAAGGCACACCTCTCTAAATTCTCTTCGTATGTATCCAGTAGAGGTTAATGGAATTGTGCACAAATCGTCTTCTTCAAGACGGCTTCTGATAGCTTGACATAATCCATACACATCTACTACACAATAAGCAAGTTCCTCTTTACTTAGAGGTGTATCTGGGTAACGTTTACTCCTATAGTTAAAATCATCACCGCTTAATTTGAAAGCGTCAACGCCTTTACTATTTTTCAGAAACTTATCTAGTGACATGTTGCTTAACGCATAAGAACAGCGGTATTCTACATCCTCTATAACGGCATACAATACGTCTCTAGTATGTCTAGCAAATACACTTTCTACTTCAAAGAAATTGCGCATGAATTGAAATTCAAATTGTAAGTTATGATCGTACACAACTAATTTTGTACGATAATCAACCCCCATGCTATCTTTAAGGCGATGTAAAAATTCTTTGTATTCATCCCAAGTTCTGCCTATACATACTGTTTCGCCGATACAGAATTGCCAAATATACATAAAACCAAAATCAGAATGGAATACCCCGCATTCACTTTCTCGTATAGTAGTAGTTTCAATATCGAAAGCACATTCGATATTGAAATAACTACGTTTTCCATGTTCGACGCGTTGAACATTTTCAAATTTTTCATATGGAAAATCATATATATCGTATACTGGAATTTCCTTAACGCTTTTTGTCTGCTGAATATTTACTAATATCAATTTGCAACTCCTCCATAGTCTGTTTAAAATCTTTAAGATGCCGTCCGGTCTTTTCATCAACTGTTAAATATTCTCCCAGTGCTTTCAACATTTTTTTCTTAGTGTTATCTTTAAGCTGATAAGCATCCCAAAGCATTTCAATAACGGTTTCGCTGTGGCCGTAACTTTCAATACTTTCGGATACTTCCTCATTACCTAAAAACTTTAAGAAATTTTTAGCACGTCTATCACTTACTGTTTCATCAAAAATACCCTTTTCTCTGAATTTGCGTATTCTCCTTTCAGCAATAGCTTTCTGTCCCTCAACAGTTGAACTTTCACTTCCTAAAAATTTAATGCCGATTTGACTTTGTTGGCTCATTTGATAATAGTCATTATCCATATTTTTGGAATAAGCAAATCGGTTACTTTCATACATAACTTGTGTATAATTTACCGCTGTTCCCCAACCTATTCCATAGTCATAACCAGTTTTTTCTAAACCGATAAGACGTTTGTTTACCTCTCTTGCAATTTCGTTGTTAATGGAAAAGAGAAGCTGTTGAGCTTCTCTATCTCCATTTGTTGCAAGTTTCCCGTAGTGCTTAATCTCCTTGATCGAATACATATATTATCCTTTCAGGAACAATTCTCGTTCCGCATTGCGTCTGCGTACCAATCCTCTCAGTACTCTACCACCTGCTTTGTTGTATAACAAAATAGCATTCGCAATCTGTGATTTAGTACGCTGTCCATATTTAAGTAATTTCTTAAGGTTGCCAGTTCCGCAATTAAAAGCGAAACTTGCTAACGCATCAAATTCATTTTGCGTCCAGTGATAAATTCCATCGTAACTGTTGATGACCGGTTCGACGCGTTGAACATCTTCAATAAGAAAATGTGTGGCAACCGCTTCCGATATGTACATACCTTTCTTTACCTTTCTAGTATGTCCATATCCGATTGTCCACTTACCGGCAGGACACCGGTAAGCAGTCAATCTAAGACCCTCAAAATTTTTGATTAAGTTTAAACCGTTTTCACTCGTTGTCATATAATTACTCCATATTTCCAGCGGCTTTAAGGTGACCAGATATGATTATCGGACTTCTGAAGACATACTTAACATCTGTTGTAGTAAGTGAACTATTGACGACGAAGAAATTTATTCCTAAGAACCCTTCAGAAAGTTGGAAATTTGCCGCTGTCATAACTTTATCTAATGTATTGGGTAACGTAGTGTCGCTTGCATTATTTGAAAGGACTCCATAGTTGGTATTGCAAATTGTGAAGTCTCTAGCCAATACGTTATCATATCCTAAAAGACTCTTAACATCCTCTCTCTTGAAGAACTCAGCATTGCTGAGCGATATATTGAATCCGTAAGATGCTGGTGCGAAACCGACTTGTGGCCCTGTCAAAAGATTTGCGCCATATAAGGTAATGAAAAAAGAACCGTCACCATGTAATTCCAACTTTACATTCATAGTTAATTTTATAGGTTGAGCATCACCAATAGCACCCTCATACGTTGACAAATTCTTCACTTCCGATTTTGATAATGTAGAAGTGAATGATTTATGCCTATAGAATTGCGTCACATCAATGCCACTTCCACCGTCTTCCAGTGCCGTAACTCTACTATCCAAAGAAGTGATTTCAGTAGTATTTGCCGCAATTTTTCCGTCCTGTTCAGTATCCTTAGCTTTAATACCATCAATCGTAGTATTGATAGCACTAATTGCATTAGTGTTAGTCTGTGTGGTACTTGACACCTCACCAACTTCAGTTTCTAATGCTGTCACTTTACCACTCACAGTTGCAACATTCGCATCAATCCTCGCGATTGCTTCCGTATTCGCAGTAATCTTCACATCAGCATCACTCTTATTAGCGTCAACTTTAGCCGCCAACGTAGCCAAATCAGCGGTAGTTTTCTTCTGCACTTCCTGCACACTATGTAATTCGACGTCGAACTGGTCACTTCTCGTATTGAGATTGGTAATGTCCTGAGTATGCTCGACAATCTTTTCTTCTGCCGCCGTAAGTCTGTCGTTATAACCTGCAACGATCTTGGCACTTGCCGCACTCTCTGCTTTGGTTTCGTCAGCCAACTTCTTAGCATCAGCCGCAATACCAACTACTTCCAATGCCTTACTCTTAGCATCTACCATACCATCATCAATCTTGTTCATGGCATCATTCATCTGTGTAAGCCAACTGGTCGTATCTTCACCAGTCCACAGGGGCAAATCATAATTTGCCGTATGGTTGGTAGTTGTTACAGTACTATCTTTGTAGGGTGTATTCACTGCCATATTATCACTCCTTAATGTTCGACACGTTGAACTTGTCAACTAACTCTCGAATGACGAGAGTGTTATTGTTAATAGCTTCTGCGGTTTTCTGCATTTCTTCCTTGTGTTCTTTGTCCTGTTTATCCATTTTCCAAAACAGAGCCGCACACATTACAATGGGAAAACCTACCGTTGAAATTGCTGTCATAACCATCTGTGCTGTTTCCATAATCTTTTCTCCTTAATAATATTCCACTGTGAAATTGATAGTTGCAGAATTGAAGTCTCCTCCAGGGTTTGTCAGGGTAACTGACAATTTATTTTCTATGACTTCCATTCCAGTTAGAGGTGCTGTGAGTGTTGCGGTATTAGCAACGAAAGTTCCAGTTCCGCGCATACTGAAAATTGTAACTCCGGTCGGAATTGTTGCGAGTTCAATAGCTCCCTCGCTGGTATTAGGAAGAACTGTGAGAGTTCCACTCTTCCTCTTCACATTCTTTTCTCCAACATATTTGTTGGTGGCATACTCCATACCGTCAAACAGATATGTGTCCTTTGCCTTAATGTTCGACAGACTCTGTTTAACATCATTGATACTTGCATTTGTTTTATTGAACTCTGCAAGCACAGTGTTCGTCTCGTCGAACCCTACCAACGTTTTATCAATGTCGGTATCATGCTGTTCCAAACTTTTAATTCGATTCTCATGGTCCAACTGAGTGTGTTCGAGATTTGTACACCTTGTCTGCAAATCGGTCACATCATGCTGAACATCATCCATGTCAACATTCAGACCCTCAACGATCGGTGTCAGAGTTGTCAACTGCTTCAGTGCATCATCACTGCCAGTTTCAGCTTTGTGCAACTTTTCATCAATCACACTGTAAGCAGGATTCATATCATCCAAAAAGTCCGGATGTTCCAGTGCTTCCCACTGTGGAAGATTGTAATTGACTGTTCCTTTCTTATACATTTGTAATCTCCTTTCCGTGCCAATCATATGACTGAGCCTTTACATTTTTATCATCATAGTTCTTAGCTGTCAAGTTCAACGCGTCGAACTCGGATGTCGTAAGTTTACTGAAGTCCCCAACTTTGAGGAAATCTGCCAACTCATACACAGCCATTTTGACAGTGGTGTATCTTCCACTAACAGGTGAGAACATCATATTGTGAGCCCCCAGTTCTGTGCTTCCATACATCCAATAAGTCATGGCACTTATATTACTATCCTTGAAATATTGCCCAGTGATATGTGCCTTGTGCCATTCAATAGCTGTGAATCCTAAACGGTTGATGGCAATGTTGTAGATATCATTGATTGCTCCATTAACTGTGTCGTTATCAACCTTAATAGGGTTGAATACAGGTAACTCGCTCTTGGGAATATCTGCCACTGTTTTCTTCATATCTGCAATGGCTTTCTCCAATATCTGTCTATCCTTGCTGGAACTTGCAAGAATCATCAATCGCATTTCAGAGAACTTTCTATCATACACCTCAAGTGTATTCAAAAACTCTTTACGATACTCTCTGATTTCATCAGCAAGAGCATTATCGTCGGCGATAAGTGAGCGAACTTCTCTTTCCAGTTTTGTGCGCACATCGTTAATGTCGTTTTCCAACATTTTAATCTGAGCCGAAAGCTGAAGCTTTTCATTCTTACAAGCCGTAATATATTTCTGAATTTCTTCGTCCATTAAGAATCTAACATAGTGAGGTACGTTAGATTCGTACTTTGTAAGCCTGTTGTTCACTTCAGTTATTGTGCGCAAAGTTCCCTGGTACTCGTCAACCAACTTCTTATATAATTCAATGAGTTCTCTCAAATCTGAATCGTGATAGTTGGTATGTGGAAATTCTGAATATGCCATAGTGTCACTCCTTTTACCATACACATATTAAGAGGTCTTTCGCGAACTCTCTTAATATCCAATCATCAATGTCGAACTGTACAGTCCTACGTTGTTTGTCAATAAGTTCCTGATATGAAAGGTTTGTAAGTCCTTTCTTTGTGGTTAATGTCTCTTCATGGTCTGTTGTACCGGTATCCTGTCCACTGTTGTAATCTTCATTGAATGATGTGTTATCAGTTGTGTTAGCAGTATCTCTAGTCTGTTCAACATCCTCACCATTTATGTTATTGAACGCACTAACGAAATGTTTACTTTCAGTGTTGATAGTTTCGTCAGTTGCCGAACTCGTATTATCTTTTTGGGTGAACTTTTTAGTACCGTTAGCATCAAGATTACCAGTTTCGACTGTAGAATAATTTTCAATGGGGTCGTATTCTATGTCAAGAGTGTCGAGTAGTCTCTTAATTCTGTCTTTGTTTTTAATCCAAAACAGTTCAACATTCTTGTGCATGTAACTGGTGTCTGAATATACACATTCGAGGTCTGCATATTGTGACATTATTATGTGATAAATATGATCTTTATTGATTCGAGTATCAATGTCACTTGATTGAAAGTAGAACTCATTATTATGTAGCATCATCCACAGATTCACGCTGTCCACTAACGTCATCTTTACTCTCCTCTCTGTTCGACGCGTCGAACTGTAATGACAGACTAAAACCTACGTTAAACATTGTATTGATTTTATCGCAACAACGTTTGAGATTCTCTTTCCAAATGGTTGTATTTGCTACTAACTCTTGGTTGTTAGCGTCAACTTCACCAGTAACAAGACGCTCACGTTTATCGGTATTAGCATTATTTACTCCAATAGCTGTGAGGAACTCGTTGATAATTGTACGTTTAGAATCCTGTACCATATCTGCAATGTAGTTCTGTTTCACGTTATTAAAAAATACGTTAAGACCTGTGGAGTTGAGTGAGACATCTTTACGGTATACAACTAATGGTTCTCCATTACTTACTTTATCGTATGCGAGCTTAATAGATTCTGCCTGTGCTTTCGTTTCAGCTTCTGCAACATATGCCATTCTACTATTCATCAAGTTAACGTCAATAGCGGCATCTGCTGAAGCTAAACGTTGTGCATAAATGTCTATAATTCTGTTAAAATTGTAATAGATTCTTGACTGTGGAATCCTCTGTAAATATAATAGTTCGCAATCAGTTCCTATTTTTTTATGTAGACCGGGAATCAGAGGAACATTTATGATTACATCTGTTGGGTTGGTGAAATAATTGAATCCTTGTAATGCACCTTGTAACGGTAGTACCCCGAAATCAGTGTCGGATACGATTAAATAACCATATCGCAATAAAGTGTCTCGTATATAATCTGTATCCCAGTCGGCAGGACATTCTATCTTAAAGATACCGCCGGCAAGTTTCATCAACTCAGTTCTATAAAAGGCGGTTCTAGTAACCATGAATGTTCCATTTACATCTTTCGGTTTTGTTGCTATATATTTATTCAATGATTAGTCCCCCATAAATGAAATTAGTTGACGAGTTAACATACTGCGCAATCATTTGATGTTCAGTATCTGTGCACTCCGCTTTAACCCATGCTCCAGAACATTTTACTAAACCTGATAATGAGCCTAGAGTTACACTTTTAAATAATGGTAACCCTATCGTTGTTAAACAATTTGATGGAGTGTCTGAAATTTTCCAATAGGATACAGTTAACACTATATTTGCGTTAGCTTCCGCTCCAGCTCTTCCACCTAAACCACCTTTAATATGTGAGAACTGCTGTGAAACTGAAGTCGCTGTTGAAAATACAGAGCCGACAGCGGCGATTCCTGCTCCAACTAATCCGGCAGTTGCTGTTTCAGGCAATGCCGCCGCCATTGCCACTGCTCCTATTGAAGCACCTAAGCCACTTAATGCTCCAATCGCATTAGATGTTTGTGATGCTACTGGAACGTCTACTCCAAACGTTCCGGATACTGTCATTATCATACCTTTTTTATCGGAATCTTTTATCAGATATAGACACTCTCCAGTTGTTATATCTATGGTCAAATCTATGTATATAGTAGGTCTGTTTGCACCACTTTTTAAGATACGTATTAAAGGTAATTGTACCAATCCAACTCCTGGTAAAAACACTCGACATTCTGTATACGGTTCTGTGTTTCTGTAATCAGAGTATGTTGTACTTAATTCGTCATGATATGGTAAATCAATAATCAGAAAGAAATTGGCATCTATCGTTGTAGCACTTATCAATTTTCCGCTGACACCTGTATCGTAATTTCCTAACCATATTGTTGAACTGCTACCACTTATTAGTGATAAATCTATTGGCATCCATACGCAATTTAATATGTAGTCGAGAGGGTTATCTAATTGTTTTTTCAACGATTCCCAAATCGACTGGTCAGTTAATTTATCACCTAACGCTTTCAACTGTGCCGCTGTCATTGCATAAGTTGCTGTATAGCCGTTCTGCCCACTTGTCCCGTGACCGACAACATTCAGAACGTATGTTCCACTTTTTGAATATGGTGTAAACTCTATTGAACTATTTATATCTGTACTCGATACTGATTTAGCTAACCTAGTGTCGGGTAACATTGAATTGTACGAACTTTGTGCATACATAACAAAAGCTTTAGTTGCAAGTATCTCTTTTCTGTATGTAGCTAAAACATCAACTTCACAATCAATCTGCCATACTAATGCGCTGATGGATGTAACGTTAGTTATGAAATAATATCTATGAAAGTCCTTAATATAACAATAGTTATAATCAGGAAATTGTTTTCCCTCGAATGTGCTGTCTGCACCTTGAATGATTAAGGTGGGTTTGATTATTGATGTGGGCTCTTTGAGATAACAAATTGTTTCTGTGATATGCCCCTCAGTGGTACTAGGAACTCTTGTAGAGTTCCTAGCCTTTGAGGTGTGCATAAGGTCAACTTGAACTGTTGCCATACACATCCTTTCTGTTCGACGTGTCGAACTAATTGAGTGTGAAGATTACTGCGTTCTCACTCATATCATTGAACCACATCTGCTTTTCATGCCAGAATGTGTTGTAATATGCTCCACGCGCATTTACGGGAGTTGTGAGAACTTTCTCTTCCTGTCTGAATGTTCCGATAGCTTCTCTATCGAATAGTACACCGACAACATTTTCAATAGTCTTATCAACCTTGCTGTCAACTTTACCGATCACCTTTGAGAGTACAGCGATATCATTGATATCGTCCCCCTCTTTAACACCCTGCCAATACGGTACGGCAATATCTACGGACTTGTTAACATACTGGGGATTGAAAGCCGCATACTGTACTACAGTTTCAAGCTGAGTAATGAAATCAGCCAAAACGTAGAATCGCTGTTCACTCTTTGGAGTGAATCTGTCGTACCCCTCTGTATTGAATAACACACTCATAGTTTCCATTTTCGAAGCGATGTTATTCATCATACCGATCGCAAAACGCATGAAAGCGGGGTCGAATAATGCTGTCTGAGGGTTGAGAGTTGATCCGGTCTTACTGTTGTACAAAGTTACCAGTTTAATCTCCTGCTTGACAGAAAGATTGCACATCATATTGACAAGTGCAACTCTTGCGAGGTCTTCCAAAACAACCTCAATCTTATTCTGAACTTTACCGAATACCTGGTTCACAAAGGAAGCCATAGCACCTGCATTGAGAAAGGCTTCAGTAAGCATCTTCTCCTGCATTGTGATGAAGAATGAATAAGGTGTCTCCTTATCGAAAATTTTCTGCTTCGCTTTAGGATTGTTGATGATGTAGTGGTCAAGAGCCTGGCCATTCATCTGACCGACTTTGTACATATCGTCAGCTACTGCGTCAGGCATCTCAACAGTTAATTTCTGAACCAGTGCACCCCACTCAACCTGGGTTCTGTACAAATCAGAGAATTTGTTGAGATATACTCTGTAGTTATCAATGGTAAGACCGATTCTACGTGCCAAAGTGTTGAGCCACAAATCGTTCTTACCTAAATTGGAAACTTCGTTTCCCATTGCAACCAGTGACGCACTGTCAACGGCCGCAATATCTGTTCGTCCAGTCATCTGCTGGAAGACCTGATTACATAAATCATAAATCTGGTTTACTTCAATCTGATTAGGCATTTGCACCATTTCCTTTCTTCGGGCCACAGATTGCATATATTATCTCTTCGGGTGTTTTAGGCCCCTCTGCAACTGGTGTTTTGAGTAATAATGCTCTGTTGGTCAATTTTAACTTATCTATTTGTGAACTCTGTTCTGTTACCTTGTCCTGCAACTGCTTTATCTCTTCACTCAAAACGGAGGTATCTTCATCTGTATTGCATTTTACAGAGATATTGTTCTCCGAAACGTCCACTGAATAATCAGCTTCCGGATCAAGGTCAGATAACTGAGTAAGCACCTCTTCTAATTTAGCCATGTCGTCTCCAATCTGTTCGACGTGTCGAACTTTAAAGGTTGACCGCTTAGAGTGGCAAACTCACTATCCCCTATTCCTAGGTATGCCCCGATAGTCCAACGTAGTGGTCGGCGGTCATATATTATTAGTAACTGGGCTTGTATTTTATCATTTGCTCAAAATTGACTTTGGTTAGGTAGTTATCGTAAGTAACTCTATGCTCAATAACTAATATCTTGTAAAGCCAATAGAACAGTGCTCGAACTTTATCTTTCTCATTTTCTTTAAATGTGTATTTTGCAGGATTAGCCGTTTGAGAAATATGGTAGGTTCCATTCGATTTGTGCTGATATACATATATATTCGCTAATGAAATGTATGCGAAATATTCTGTTAAATTTACTTTTTTGACCAATTCAAGGTCATTGTCCACGAAATCGCCACTCAATGCTCTTTCGTTAAACCCAGTGCCTGCTCCAAACCGATAAATGGCAGATTTTGCTTTTTCTGCACTTACTTTATGGTCTTTATATTTTTCAATATGGAGCGAACGGTTGGGGTCAGTATATTTCTCTTGATTTTTAAAGATCATAGAGTTTAATATACCTGTTAACTGTAACTGCGCTAATAAATCACTTCCTAAATCAATAGGGTTTGATAACAGACACACAACCACTTCCGGTTTACCCTCTATTGCGCGGTTACGGTTTATAGTTTCAAGCATATTCAAGAATAAATACCCCTCATCTTTTAAGGGACGTTTATTCTTATTTTCAGGAATACACTCATCATACAATATGAAATTTACGTCTGAGAAATCTACACCTCTCAAGTTTGAAAATGTTGACAAACCTGCACAGTAGCCGATATGTTTAGTTTTTTCAGCATCGAGGTAGAAATTTCCAAATCCGAGTTTGAATGAAAAATCGGATGTTATTTCATAACCCTCGTTTCGGTTATAAACCTTAAAGGGTGAAGCTTCGGGAGAAGCCACGGTTTCTGCTTCAGTTCTTGTTCTCCTCAGGTACAAGAACTTATTGTCATCTACAGTGTCATCAAGCTTCAATTCTCCAACACCGATCTTTCTGCACATATCCAAAGCACCGTAAGTTTTACCAGTTCCCCGGCCGCCGCAAAAATAGAAAATATGAATATCTTTATCCTTGAGAAATCTCAAAATGACAGGTTCGACTTCAACGTAGAAACCGTGTTTCATACTACATCACCTGGAACGTCAAAAACTCACGTCCTGCGTTCGACGTTCTCTTAATCAGCTCAAGCGTTGCAGATTCGCCTGCATCAAGTAATTCGATACAGTCATTCATAATATCTGCAACTGTAGCAGAAATGGCGGTGTAGCATTTTCCGTCACTGTCAATCAGTACGGATACGTTTTTGAGTTCCCCGGTTTCCTCATCAGTGTCCTCTACTATGGCCGCTTTGCTGATGTTGAATGTTTTTCCATTGGGTTCATCTTTCAGAGGAAGACCGTTTCTCATGTTGATTGCATCTTTTTTGTTGAAGTTCTCGGTTGCATTGATGATTCTTTTCATGTCAAATCTCCATTTCTGTTCGACGTGTCGAACTTTTTGCGCCCATTATCTTTTTTTCTGTGAGACACACTCATATTCGTCATGTTCGGGGAGTGTGGGCGCACTCCCCAGGAGACGGACATGAGTTCTATGTAAATTTCGGAGTACTTTTTAATACTCCGAAAATTTACGCTATTTTAATACTACTTGTAAAACATATTTACAATTTGTAGGAATTATCCTATCAATTTCTAATAGATACAGGTTATTGTGGTCAGGTTTTTCAAAAATTTCTTTTATTCCAACATTTTCTACAAACTTATTATCTTTATCGTATATAGATAAAGTACGATTTGCAGGTGTTACTGTTAATAAATCAAAAATCCTCATCGTTTCGTCTCCATTCGTTTCGTTTAAAGGGGAGTGGGGATTGCTCCCCACTCGGCGATTACTTCGTAAGTACTACATCTACTTCCGAGTTCTGAATCTGTGCAAGATACTTTTCAATCTCTTTTGAAAGTTCCTTAATTGTCTTTCCCTCGGTGTGAATGGTGACTGACGGGAAGCTTTCATCCGCTTCGGGGATTTCCGACCTCTCTGTTTCGTTCGACGTGTCGAACTGTTCAGCAGTTTCAGGTTTTGCTTCATGCTCTGCACTTTCAGGTGCAACTTCAGGCTTATTCTTCTCCTCAATAGCTTTCTCTGCTTCTTTTCGAGCCTCGAGGACTTTCTTAATTTGTGTAGAGTTCATTTCAACAGTAATTCCCATTTCAAGAATCTCTTCATCAGTATAATTCTTGAGCATAATCAGACTTCTCCATGCGAAACCTGCATACTTGCTATCGATGGCGCCGTCTTTCTGGAATCTGTCAAAAGTGTTAATTGCATCAGAGGTTGTACCACGACTAATGCCGTGTACAGTGTTTGCGTACTCATAAATATTTTTGTACCCCTCTAACATGAAAAGCTCTTTCTTCTTAATCTCAGAAAGCGCACCGGCAACGGTTCTTGCCAGTCCGTCAGCAGAGTTTTGACAGGCTTTAATTGTGTCCGTCAACTCAGCGTATTTCGCTTTGTCATTTTCTGTCCAAACGTGCGTGTCAACAATACTTGTGTTCTTTTTACTCATGTTCTTCTCCTTTTCTGCCTTTTCCGGCTTGCGTTCGACGTGTCGAACTATTGTTTGAATTTTCAGACAACTTAACTAGAACTATCTGAATTGTCAGACAGTTTGCTAGACCGAACACACGTGCGGTATCTAGTTGTCAAGGTTCGTACAAGGTAACCACTTCCTACCTTGTAAGTACAGTATAGCACACCCTAGCGCCCCTGTCTATATGCAATTTGCACAAACTTACAGACTGTCCGTTGTGCACCTTGTACAGAACGCATGTTCGTTTATTCTGCCTCTGTGCTGTGATACACCTGTCTCTTATACACATCTCCGAGCCCACGAGACCCTAAGACATCTCGTATGCCGTCTTCTGCTTGAAAAAAAA